CCCACGAGGTAGGGGTCCTGAACAAGGAGCGCCTGGAGATTACCGTTGAACTCCCGCCAGAACTGGCTGAAGCGGTCGACCTGCGTCGCCACGGCGAACTGGTCGTACGTGTAGCGGTATTGCGGCCGGCTGCTCTGGAACGCCGCATCGAGCCTTATCCTGTTGTCGGCCATGGAGATGACCATAGTCAGGCTCTTGCCGATGGCCGATGGGAAGGTGCAGGGGACCGGGTGGGCCGCCTCGTCCTGCCCGAGGATCACGGTGGTGGTGGAGCTCGGGTCCACCGCCACGGAGGAATAGTCCAGGTCCGTGCCCGTGAACCCCCCGACGTACGTCCCGTCCGCATACCCGTTCCATTGCGTGTTCCTCGGGTATCCCAGGAGCGCCGCCTCCAGGTACGAGAGCTTCCACAAGACGTTGCCTTGCGCGCCCGTGGCCGGGAGGGCGGAAAGCAGCACGATGAGCGGGATGGCCGGGGGCCCGGCATTGAGCGTCCCTCCCGGGAGCACCCTGTTCCAGGGAACGGGGGAGGCCGCCAGGTAGTCCAGCGACGGCTGGACGTACTGCTGGTACGCCGCCTGGAAGTTGGCTATCCAGGTCCCCGCCCTCCCTCCGCGGGCGCTGCCGAGGTAGAACAGCCAGGCGGAGGTCAGGTAGGGGTCGTAGCTGCTCGCCACCACCTGCCCGAGGGTGACGTAGTGGGCGAGGTCCTTCCTCAGCGTCGCCTGGCGGACCGGGAGGTCCGGGGATGCATAGTCGGGGTCGGACGGCTCGACCACGTCCCCGGCCAGGCCCGGGACCAGGCTGACGATGTTGTCCTGGTACGTCTGCGGCGGCAGGCCGTAGGCCGAGATGACGGTGTTGGGATCCGGCAGGCTTCCCTTCATGGAGGCTTGGGGGTCGAACGTATGGGCATAGGAGGGGTCGCCGGTGTACCACGGTGTGGACTTCTCCCCCTGCATCTTGGCGATGAAGTCCTCGCTGCTCAGGTTGGTCCCGGTGTCGGGGATGAGCCCGCCGAGGGGCGGCACGAACAGCGGGGTGCCGTAGCTGAGCCCGCTGTAGGTGGAGACCGAGGACGGGAAGTTCCTGAGCACGTTGACGTCGGGCAGGTGGACGTTGCACTGCCCGAAGGCGAAGCTGGCGTCGAAGCTAGGGTGCGGGACGAAGGACGACAGCGGGAAGAAGTTGAACCCGTTCCAGTTCCATATGCCGTCCGAGAACATGTTGGGGATGGCGGGGAGGTCCGGGAGGCCCCAGTTGCAGATTTCGTGGAGCAGGCTGGCGATGGCACCGAGGTTGGTCTGCACCATCGCCACGATGTTGGCCTCCATGGACTGGAGGATGCCGATGTTCTGCACCACCGCCCCGATGAGCTGCGTTATGTCCTGCTCGAACTTCGACACCTCCCGCATGAAGCTGATGATGTCGTAGCCGAACTTGATGGCCCTCCACGGGTTGTCCAGCTTCCCGTCCGTGGCGATCTTGACGTGGTCGAAGAGCTGCTGGATGTGGCGCTGGATGCCGTTGCGGCGCTCTATGAGCCAGTTGTTGGCGTCCGTGATGCTCTTTTCGAGCTGCCGCCCGTCCTCCAGCGACGTATGGTAGAAGTGCTCGATCTCGAAGTCCCCGAGCGGCTTCCAGCGCTGGACCGACCCCTTCGCCTCGATGGGCCACAGCAGATGGGACTGCAATTCTTGAGTCAGATCAGCCATTATGCAACTACCTCAAGCATTCCCCTTTCCCGCAATCGACGGCTGCGCTGTAGTTGTGCCAGCCGTGCTTTCAATGTAGGAGATTGATAGGCCTTTTTGATTTTCATTCTCTGCTCATCTCTGGCCTTTTTGGTTCTAAACCTGTGAGAAGTAGCACAGCCCCTTGAACAAAAGATTCGTTTGTCCCCTGGTTTGACCCAGAAGGACGCATGACATGTCGGGCATTCTTTCTCTATCAGAGGCCTACTTTTGGATTTACTAATCCTTGCGGCACGAAGCTTACGGGCCGCAAGGTTAGCTGGATCGGAGTGCCAGTGCAATGAACGGACTGATTGTTCGTCCTTCCATTCTTGGGTATGTCGCTGCGGACGTTCGTTTTGCCATCTGGAAGCGGCGATAGAATGCCGCAGCTTGGCTTGTGGACTACGATGAGCATCGAGAAACCTGGATTTGCGTTCCTCTGACTGAAAAACACCGCTCAAAGGAGACCATGCATCCTCGGAAATATTATACCCATGCTTGTGATCCGTGGCCTGCAGACGAAGAATCCAGGCATGTTCCCGTGGTCTGAGCCAAAAAGCATCATTCACTTGCTCAAGAATGAAAAATTCAAAGGCTGACTTGCCGTATAGTCTGAATGCATGCTGCAAATGGTGGTTTCTATGCACACCCGCCCTAAGTTCGCTAAAATGCCGGTTTATTCTTGAAGAAATGGATTCGGAACTACCCACATAGACCTTGCCGTCTACGGAGTTTCTCAGAGCATACACGCCTTGGTTAACTGTTTTCGTCACTTCTGTACGATCCTTGATTTGATACAATGTCAGGAGCCTCATGAGTTATCCTGGCTAAAGCCGCCTCGATGATCTTTTGGGCCGTTACCACATGGTCAGTCTTCGTGATCTGCCTAAATGCCGTGCATTCAAGGATGTAGTCGCCGGTGACGTGCTGGTGCATGTTTCCCTTCACCACCAGGTCCACGTCCCCGTTGATCTCCAGCCTGAGCCCCTTCTTGGCGCTGCTCTGCCCGATGGTCAGCTCCACGCCGCCGTCCAGCGCCCCCGTGAGCGACCGTCCCTGCGAGTCCTTGCCCGCTGCCAGGACCACGCCGCCGTCGAGGTCGAAGAGGAGCGACTGCCCGGACGACGGGTTCTTGCCGATGCGCAGGAGGACGTCCCTCACGGCATGCAGGTCGAGGGAGAGCCCGTGCTTGTCCATCCCGCCCGTCACCGGGCTCCCCAGCCAGGCGTTGTACGGGACCATCTTGACCTGCGGGGAGCCCGACAGGGAGAGGTCGTGGAACCGGTAGGTCCCGTCCCCCGCCCCGTAGGCCGGGCGGCCGGGGCTGTGCGAGTTGCTGCCCCCCGCCTGCTTCCCGGGGCCGTCCGAGTACCCGTTCATCAGGTGGCGGCGCTGGGCATTGGGGTTGCGGGCCCCCAGCCTGGCGACCATCGCCCCGTCCGCGGCCATCCTGATGCTGACGCCCTCCGCCCCCGCCTTGTTCTCAAGGTCCACGGGGTCGCCGGGGGAGAGCTTGGCGGACGTCCAGTACTGGAGCGTCCTTTTCTGCACGGCGTCCTTGCCGCCCCGGGACTGCGTGAGCACCGTCCTGCCCGCGTCCGGCAGGCTGGCGTCGTCGCACCCGAGGCGGAGCACGGTCTGCCCGAGCGCCTGGAGGTCTATGGCGTCCTCCTCGTCCCGGTTCTTCCCCACGACCAGCTTGAGGGAGCCCACGAGGTGGGCCTCCACAGAGCGCCCCGCCCCGTGCGGGTGCTCGTATCCCCCCGAGAACTTGACGTTTTCCTTGGGCAGCGTCGACCCCACCTCCAGGGTGAGCATCCCCTCCTTGGACACGTCCCACCGGGTGGTGCTGTACTCGTTCGGGAAGCGGACGGAGAGGCAGGAGGCGGCCAAGCGGGCCTCGGCATGGTCCGCCGAGTCCGCCACGGGGTTGTACCCGCTCTCGAAGTCCGCCCCGAACCTCCCGAGGCGTTCGAGCTTCGAGAGGACGGGCTTGAGCACCTGCCCGTACGTGCCCTTGTCGAACCGGTTGTACCCGACTAGCGTCCCCTCGCTGCGCTCCAGGATGAACCCCTTGCGACGCGGCGTGGCCCCCTCGCCGAGGGTCGGGCCGAGGGGCTTGCCGCCGCTGTCCGTGGGATGGTCGAAGTCCTGGTCGGCGAAGTGCGTCTGGTCGTCGACCTGGAACTTCCCCTGCGTGCTCACGGAGGTGCGCTGCCACGGGTCGGCGGTCGTGCCGAGCACGCTGTCGAGAAGGTCGGTCTGGAGGACCTCGGGGGGGAGCGGGTAGTCGAGGGAGAACTCCTGGACCCTCGTAACCCGCTCGGAATAGGACACTACGTCCTGTTTACCATTAAGGTAACGGTCGGACGTCCGGGCCCCGGGCTGGAGGTAGACCGTGTATTCCCGGCTGCCGTCCGGCATGACCGTGGGGGTGACAGAGGGGGCGTCGGGGCGCACCGCCGGGCCCTCGAAGGACATCCCGGCATCGGAGTACCTGACGTGCCGGGACGTGACCTGCCGCCAGGTGCGCCGGTGGGCGTCTACCGTCTCCCTGTCGAACCCCCGGGACGACTTCTCCCATCCGGCGTTCGTCCTCTCGGAGTACCCCTCCACGTTCGACGAGGCCCGCTGGCCCGGGTATGCCTTGCGGAAGTTGCCCCGCTTCCGCTCGTTGAGCCCGGGTATGCCCTCGAACTCCTTCATGGCGATGGCGTCCAGCGCCCGCTTGGCGTCCGACACGACCCATGCCAGGATGGCGATCTGCGAGTGCCCGCCCACGTAGGTCACGGGCACGCAGAGGCACTTCGACAGCTCCTCGGGCATCTGGACGTCGGTGGACTCGTAGGAGCTGTGCGTGCAGGGGAGGAGCCCGACCTCGCGGTACACGACCTTGGTGCGGAGGTCCTCGACGCTGCACACGTGCCTTTCCCAGTCCACGGACATGACCGTGCCGATGAAGACCCGGTACTCCTCCATGTCCCTGGTGTGCTGGGACATGGGATCCTTGTAGTTGGCGGTGACGCTTCCGGGTATCGGCATGCCTATCCATTACCCCCTTGGCCGAAGTTTTGCAGCAGGACCGGCGGGGCGGGGGCGGTGGGGTTGCTGGCGGCCGTGGTGCCCTTGGTCCCCTGCAGCGTCTGGACGTTGGGGAGGGACCTCCCGCCCGTGACGAACACGCCGAGGCGGTCCGCCAGGCTGGTCCCCTGCCCGCTTTTCGCCATGTCGGGCTGGGTGCTGTCCACCAGGCTCGTGTCGTCCCCCACGTCCCCCGGCTTGGGGGTCTGGAGCTCAATGACCGAGTCCATCTCTATCGAGTCGTACCCGATGCTCGATGTGCCGTTGGTGCTGCTGGCAAGGGAGGCATTGAGCGCGTTGCTCAGCTCCGTGCTCGCGTCGCCAGAGCTCGGCGAGACCAGCCCGGCGAACAGGAAGACGTTCACGCCCCGGACGCTCCCCGCCGCCTGCGGGTTAGCATTGGCGCGGAGCACTCCGAGCCGGGAATCGCTGATCGCCGTGTTGACGTCCAGCCACCTTCCCCACGGGAACGGGGTCACGACTTCGTATCCCTTCTCGTCCGTGTAGGGCTGGCAGGTCAGAACTTTGGTGCAGTAGGTCTTGGTTATCCCGTTCTGGAGCCAGTTCTCCTTGCGGAAGAACGGCTGGCCCACCTGGATGCTCGATCCTCCGTCGAGCTTTTGGTCTTCGGCAGTGGCCTTGTCATTCTGGACCCGGAAGCTCTTGGTCCTGGTGTCGAACCTCGTGGCCCATAGGGAGCCCAGCTTCTCCTTCCTGTGCATGAGGTACTCCCATTCCTCCTTGTCGAAGGGGGAGTTCGACGGCTGCGGGAGGGTGGCGGGGTTCCCGAGGAGCCGGACCGCAGGATCCGTGGACTGGGCCCCCGAGTCGCCGGTCGAGGAAGATTGGGAAACGGGGTTCAGCCAGCCCGGGCTCTGCCAGCTCGTGTTGTTGGCGGGCAATGACTTCAATGCTCCCGTTTCGTCGGTGGACGGCGGCACCGTCCACTGCATCACCAGGTTCCTTTGGCTGGAATAGGTGGTGATCTGCCTGTCGGTACCGTCGGACCCCTTTATGGTCTGGATGCCCGGCAAAAGGGGGCGCTTGCGGATGGTATCGAGCATTACCTGCATCGTGGCGGTCCCCCCCTGCTGGTACGAGATGCCGATGTTCTTGATGTATCCGTACATGTCCCTGTGGGGGATGTACATCGGGAACCCGAGCCGCAGTTCGGGACGCAGCGGGATGGACAGGTTGTAGGTGCGGTACCCACGGTTTGCCCGGTTGAGCTCGCTCACCGCATAGGTATACAGGCCGATTATGTCCCCGGCTTCGATGAAGGGCATCTGGCGGGCTGGCGTCTCTCGAAGGCCAAACTTGCAGAGCTTGGGGATGTCGATGTGCTCGACCACCGGGAGCAGGCCGTTGGACGGGGTCTGCAGTTGGAAATCGGCCATCCAGTTCGCCTCCAGGGACATGCGGGTGGCCGTCACCGCCGCCTCGTCCTCCGATTCCGACTCCGATATTATCTCGCTGAGGCTTACCACGAACGGGTTGGCCCCCTCCCGGATGTAGCTGGCGGCGCTGACGGCACCGGGGGTGCCGGAGCCGGTGGAACCGGGGGAGGAGGGCGGAGTGCCTATGTCGGTGACGTCCAGGTTGTAGAACGGGGGCTTGAATATGATGGCCCCATCGAGGTCCTGGTAGCCCTCGTACCCGAGCAGGTTGGCGAGCGTGCGAATCCTTTCCAGGCGCGACACTATCTTCCCGTCCAGGAGCGTTATCTGCCCCACTGCCATCTCGGGAAGGTACTTGCGCATGAGGTCGGCCTTGAAGAACTTGTCCGCCACGGCCTCGGACGGCGACATGTTGGGCGCGAGGGTATTCCTGGACGACCGCTTGTTGGGGGCCATGCCCTTGGCATCGTCCGGGGTATGGGTGAGCGTGTCCGGAAGGGTTGCCGCATCGTAGTCCGATGCGACGGCCTTGTTGAAGTCGTACCCAAGGATGCGGACGTCCCTCACTATGTTGGTTAGCGTCGTCTGCCACCTGTTGACGTACCCCGCCTGGACGGCGTCCGCCCAGTCGTTTTGGCCTTTGCTAAGGGACGCCTGCTGCACGGCATTGAGCTGGAAGCCCTCCGT